TAGCGAGATCGACGATGAAATGGGCTCAGGTCCTCAAGTTGATTGGTCATTGGTTTGCAGTGCTTGCAAAGCTTAAGCCCGAACCTCAGCCGGTTATGCTGAATGCGATCAAGGAGCAGGAAGACAAGAAGAATGCAGCCAAAGCTGAGCCAATAGTAGTTGTGGATAACGTGGTATCCATGAATGAACCCAAAGAATGAAGACCTCAAAAGACTTAAGCAGGAATGGTACAAGAAACTTAAGGAAGAAGGCTTCCAGGATATTGAGCTTCCAAGCGGAGCACTTAGAGACATTGATCGTCGTAGTAACGCTTTTGAGAACCGGTCGGCAGTTGAGATCTTTTACACCAAAGTCGAGCATTTCTTAACCCAAGAAGAGATCCCGGCATTAGAGAGGGAGATCTTAACTCTGTATGTGCAAGGAATGTTTCTGACCCGGATTTATAAGGCTTTGCAGATTAAGAAATGGAGAGTCAAGACGGTGATTACAAAGTACAAGAGGCTCTTGAAGTATGACTGATACTTACTTCCAACCCTTTGGGCACTTGCAGTACGACTGGGACATTAGAAACGTTCGAGGAGAAGACATTCCCTTCATTTACTCTAGCTGGCTGGAATCTTATGCCTCTACATGGGACGTTAAGAAGTCCACGTTCATGAAGGAGTATCGATATGTCATCGATGAATTCTTGGGGAACAGTCATGTGCTAGTCGCTTGCAAAAAGGATGAACATGACGTGGTCTTTGGTTATCTTGTCGCCGATTTTGTAGCCCCAATTATACATTATTGCTATGTGAAAGAAGTCTTTCGTAAGCAAGGGATTGCCAAGAGCCTTTTTAAGCTAAAGGTCACGCCTACATTCACCATCACTCATCGAACCTCTATAGCAAAGAAGATCTTAAATCGAGAAGCTTTCAAAGACGTAACCTACAACCCATTCTTATTATTCAACAGAGGAGAAGTACATGCCCAGAACTAAAGGATCCAGGAACAAAGCGACCTTGGAGGGTTTATTGTCTCCAGCGTTGACTATTAATGCAATCGCCCCACAGGAGACCCCAATGACCCCAAAGCCAACCAAAACATATGCAAAGACTATTCATCTTCATCAGTCCTCAGAGCTTGCAGGAGGAAAGCCTACGTTCACAGCGACTCGGGACGGACTTATGGAAGTAACTCCGCTAGGAGTGAAGATTAAGGGAAGGAAGTCCAAGCGGATTCTTCTGGTTCCATGGCCCAATATTAAGGTTTGTGAGCTGCATTGGATTGCTGACGAAGAGTAGATGAGATTATATCAGGCCGATTGCATGGATGTATTGAGTCAGATTGAGGATTGCTCCGTGGACTCATTAATTACTGATCCTCCTGCTGGAATCTCCTTCATGGGTAAGAAGTGGGATTCTAGTAAAGACTTCATTGGAAAGATGACGGGGATCTACAGGGAGTGTCTGAGAATAATGAAACCCGGTGCTCACGGATTAGTGTGGGCCATTCCACGCACCTCACACTGGACTGCCACCGCGTTAGAGCTTGCAGGGTTTGAGATACGGGACCAAATCTGTCACCTGTTCGGTAGTGGATTTCCGAAAAGCATGGATTTGGATAAGCAGTTGCGTAAAGATGCATTAGTGTGTATGTGCAATGAATATGTCGAGACCAAAAAAGCCAAGACCAATTTGTCAGATATGCAAAATAGAATTCACCCCCAAGAGCCGAATAGCACTATCGAAGGCGATCGAACATCACAAAGAAGATTGTATTGCAGCGAATGTGGCAAACTCAAAAAAGAATTCTCGAAAGGGTTCGGGACAAATTTAAAACCCGCACATGAAATTTGGTGGCTAATCCGAAAGCCCACAAGCGAGGATACCGTAGCCAAGAACGTATTGAAGCATGGCACGGGGGGGCTGAATATAGATGCGAGTAGGATTGGGACCACAGATAATTTAAATGGTGGGGCGTACACTAAAGGACGAGCACCTAGGTCAATGAATCCAGGCGGCATTAATCAGGTTAACGTTTCAGATTTGGGCGAATATAATCAACCACAAGGTCGTTTCCCTTCCAACCTGATCCTTTCACACAACCCAGACTGTCTAGATGACGGGTGGGTGAGTCCAGATGGCACAGTAAAACTGTCCGGATGTATGCCAGGCTGTGCTGTAGCTGAGTTGGATGCCCAGAGTGATTCCGGAGGCGCATCCCGGTTCTTCTACTGTGCAAAAGCCTCACGCTCAGACAAGGGCGCAGCTACCAACACCCATCCCACACCCAAATCCACCAAGCTAATGCAGTACCTCATAACCCTGATTACTCCATCAGGAGGCACGGTGCTAGACCCGTTTATGGGAAGTGGAAGTACAGGGGTCGCTGCGAAACGATTGGGATTTCATTTCATTGGAATTGAAAAAGAAGCGGATTATTTTAAGATTGCCAAAGAGAGGATAGACTCGGCATGAAGGCTCAAAAAGCTCCATCAAAACCACCTGGACGTCCTAAAGGCTCCCTCAATAAGTCGACGCTCGACTTCAAAGAGAAACTAGAAGCACACGGCTTTGACGTGGCTGCAACTCTTATCTTCTGCTGCAATGAAGCTATGACTACGTATTCAGCCCTCAAGGAAGAAGCTAAGGGTTGTGATGAGAGGCGAGAAGCTCTTTCCATTATCGGAACAGCTGCAACCTATCTCAAGGTGGCTTCGGACACAGCACGAGACATGGCTCACTTCTCTTACCCAAGGCTTAAGTCCATTGAGTTTGAACGCGTGAATCCTCTCTCAGACATGAGCCCGGAGATGAAGCTTGAGATGATGAAGCAGGCAGTCATTAAGGGGGAACAGGATCTGAAAACTGCGAAAGCAAGAGGGGCTAAAGGGGCTGAGGAGTTTAAGAATGGATCAGGAGTTGTATGATGCATGTGCATTAGAGGCCTCAAAGCTCTATGCCCAAGATCAAACGAACCAATTCAGGGTCCAGGACATTGCATTCCCAAAGCAGCTAGAATTCATTCAGAATCCAACAAAGCTCAAGGCACTATTCTGCACCCGACGGGCTGCTAAGTCTTACACCGGAGGCCTATACCTAGTAGAAGAGGCGCTTAGGAACCCTGGAGTGAATTGCCTCTTCATAGGGCTTACTCGTTTGTCCTCGAAGGGGATAGTCTGGAAGGACGTCTTAAAGGACATTAACAAACGATATAACTTGGAGATGACATTCAATGGCACAGAGCTCACGGCGACCACGGCAAACGGTTCAATTATCTACGTCACGGGAGCTGATGCTGATGAAGAGGAGATGGAAAAGCTTCTGGGAAAAAAGTACAAGCTTGTCATTATCGACGAGGCAGCATCTTTTAATGTGGATCTTAGAAGACTTGTGTACGGGATTCTCAAGCCAGCAACAGTGGATCAAGGAGGGACGATATGTCTACTCGGCACTTCTGGAAATCTTACAACTGGTCTCTTTTTCGATATCACAACAGGCAGAGAGCAAGGTTGGAAGCTCTTCAAGTGGAGTGCCTTTGACAATCCCCATATCGCAAAGCAATGGCAACAAGAGCTAGATGAAATCAAGCGTGATCGTCCCCTCTTCATGGAGACGCCGCTATTTAAACAATGGTATTTAAATGAATGGGTTATTGATACTGAAAAGCTGGTTTATCGTTTCGCTTATGGTCGTAATGAGTGCAATCATCGCCCTATGGAACACAAGGCCAAATGGCAATACGTTCTTGGAGTGGATCTTGGATACGATCCTGATCCTAGCGCCTTTGTTGTTGTTGCTTTCCACGACCATGATCCTTGTCTTTATGTGATCACCTGCTTCAAGCAGACAGAGATGGATGTCACCGACGTTGCCAACAAGATCAAATGGTACAAGAAAGAATATGGAATAGACCGGGTTGTCATAGACGGAGCTAACAAGCAGGCTGTTATGGAGATGCAAAAGCGCCATGATGTAGGCCTCACGACTGCTGATAAGACCGGGAAGGTAGATTTTATCCAGATTATGAACGCTGAAATGATTCAGGGGCGCATTAAATTATCGGATGAATGTCAGGAACTCAAGGATGAGATGCTAAATCTCATTTGGAATGATAAGAGTCTAAAGCGAGAGGAGCATCCGAATTGTGCAAACCATTTATGTGACAGTTTTCTCTATAGCTGGAGATTCTGTTATCAGTTTCTCTCGAAGGCAGCTGGAGTGAAACCAGATCTGCGTGACAGGAACCAGTATGTAGCATATACCCAGAAGCTTATGGAAGAGAATCTGGGGAAGCAAATTAAATTCCAGCAGGATCAAGATAACGAGGATGCTATCTGGAATTTATCGGGGATGGATTTATGACATTCTTAGTTCTGTTGTACAAATTTGTAGTCTTCAAGATCAAGCAAGCAATATCTCTATTTAAATATCAGAGGGCAACCCAAAGGCAGACATCAGCGATGGATCGGGCAATGCATTTAAAAAAGATAGAACATGCAGCAATGATCCGGGCTTATATGATGAAAAACAGGAGAATTTAAAATGAATCTACAAGAACTCGAAAAGATCTTAACCCACGCAAAGTCACTCGGGGCATCTGAGTTTGAATGCACGGATGCTGAGTCATCGTTGAAGGTGAAGTTTGCGTCGCATGCGTCGGTAGCGTCTCTACCCGTAGCTGATGAGATGAGTGCGGAGAAGCTCTTGTACTATGCGACACCTTACTATGATGAGATCTTAGCGAAAGAGGAAGAGCATAAGAAGCAGATTAGGGAAGAACAAAAGTGAAATTACGAATAAACAAAGAGATCCAATTGACGGAATTGGATAGAAAAAAAATATTAGAGGGGATTGAGAAAAGCATAAGCAAAGCAATCAAAAAACTACTTCCTGATATCATGCGAATTTCGATGCCAGTAGCCGACGCCATGTTAGATCATATGAGATATTGCATAGATAAAATGATTGAAACCAGGTATGAGCAACTTAAAGAATTGATTCCATTCGAAGAAGCTATAAGCGCTTCTAAAAAAAGAGTGGCGGCACAAATGAAAGCTACGCAGGGGGAATAAATGGCAACACGAGTAGAACGTTCAAGCATGACACAAACGGATTCAAGGGGAAGAGTCATTCGAGCTCCGAAGCTAGAAGACAATAACGGATTAATTAATTTCAAATGGTATCTCTTAGACGAAAAGGACATGGCAGCGTCGGTTGATGCCACGATCAAGTTCATTGCAGACCATCAGGGACCACGGTCTCAACAGCTTGTCACCTCCACAAGACTTTACGGGAATTCGAGCATTACAAGTCCTCTTGGATCTGCTTTCACACGCTCTGCGTCTATGAACGGATCTAATCCTAACTCTTCACGCGTCTCATACAACTTGATTGAGTCATGCGTGGATACTCTTCAAGCTAAGATGAGCAAAAACGAGATCGTCCCAACCTTTGTTACTAATGGTGGGGACTGGAGTGCTCAGAAGAAGGCAAAGCAGCTTACTAAGTTTGCTTACGGCTTGTTCTATAATCAGAAAGTTCACAAGAAATCAGTCGTCTCATTTACTGACGCAGCTGTATGGGGCGATGGGTTAGTCCATATTTATGAAGACTCAGAGAATAAGAAGGCATGTATAGAGCGTGTCTATCCTCATGAGCTATTTGTTGATCTTATTGAAGCTATAAGCAATAACCCAAGACAGATGCATCGGGTTAAGTTCATTGATCGGGATGTAGCGTTTGAGCAGTTTCCAGAACTCGAAGAGTCCATAGCCAAGGTGGCTCCTGCTTCCTACGATGAGATAGGAGGAACTGGAACAGCTGCTGATATCATATGCGTGACCGAGAGCTGGCATCTGAGATCAGGACCAAATGCAACTGATGGCGTCCGCGCTATTTGTATCGGAGAAGGCGCTCTGTGCTTTGAATACGACAAGGATTACTTCCCGTTTGCTCATCTGCGTTATGCCAGACGACAAGTCGGGTATTGGGGCCAAGGGATTGCAGAGCGGCTTCAGAATATTCAATCTGAAATTAATCGTTGTATGATCTTGAAGCAGAGATCGCTCTGGATGCAGGGATCATTTAAAATTCTAATTGAGACAGGAAGTAAGATTGTCACTCAGCATTTGGATAATAATATTGCAACCATAATTAATTACACTGGCACTCCTCCTCAATATGTGACGCCTCCTGCTACAAACCCTGAATTACAGCAATGGATTGATGCATTGATGGGTTATGGGATGTCCCAAGAAGGGATTAGCCGCATGGCAACGACTGGTGAAGCACCACTAGGAGTTGAATCGGGGAAAGCTTTAAGAACTCTAGTCCAAGTATCCGATGATCGATTCTCTTTCATGATGCAAGATCAGGAGGCGTTTGCCCTGGAGATAGCACGACAAGCAATAAATATAGTCAAAGACATCTACAAGACACATGGGAAGTATGAAGTTATCTTCCCTGATAAGAGATTCATTGAGACCATTGATTGGGCTGATATCAATTTAAGCGAGGAAGAATATACCCTTAGAGCCTATCCGACCTCTCAGCTGTCTGATGATATTTCTGGTAGACTAAGTGAGGTGCAAGAGCTCGCACAAGCTGGGATGGTAAGTCCTAGGACCGCTAGACGATTGCTGGCTATGCCTGACATCGAAGTAAATGATGCTTTGGCTAACGCCGCAGAGGATCGATTGCATCAGGTCTTTGAACAGATGCTAGACGATAAGAAGTCCGTGGTCTATGAACCTGGATTCATGGATGCGCAGATGGGTCAGCAGTTAGCTTTGCAATATATCAACTACGCTGAGTACATGGGAGCTCCAGAAGATCGGATTCAATTAGTCCGAGACTTCTTAGAGCAGATCAATAATACCCAAGCTCAAGCAGCTCAGGCAATGCAGCCTCCAGTTGCACCTCAGGCTAATCCAACACCAACCCCTACAAGTCCGTTATTGCAGAATACTCCACAAGGAGCAGCTGCATGACAGGTCCAGAATTCATAACAATGCCATT